CTAGTGCCTGTGTTCTCGAACAACTTGCGTACTTCATAGCGCAACTTAGCACCCACGTTGATATCAACTTGGAACTTAGCCTGACTTGACTTGTGCCCACGTTTTGTAATGCCGTACGTTTTTGAGTACGTTCCACCCGCACCCGCACCGTCAGGGGCTTTAGACATTGGCTCGACTGGACGTGCCTTGCAAATGTCACCGTTCTTTTTGACTGGTGAACATGCCTTGCCTGTGGGGGCGGGGGTAGTACCCTCACCCTCACCCTCGCCCTGATCGGGGCTTGTAGCCCCCTTCTCGTCAGTCTCAGCACCGTTGCCTTGACCCTGACCGTCAGGGTTACCGTCCGATGGCTTGTCACCGTCACCCTTAGGTTGTGGGTTTTTGTTGTCAATGTTTTGCAGTTGATCAAATACCCACACTGCAATAGCCAATGTATCAAATGAATTTTGGACAGTGGTAAGACGTGCGCATGCACCGTCAAAAATAGGCTGTAGACCGTCAGCCAATGGCAGTTTGACCTTGGCATGCTTACGTGCGTAGACAGCCAATAGGAAAGGGTAACGTGCGGGGTGATGCCACTTGTCATCCCATGCACCCAGTGCGTCAGTGCTCATGCCATCAATCACGCTAGACAACAAGTCCTCAGCGTTACCGACTAATCCCTCAGCGATGCATGTGTTCTCAATCCATGCGTCCTCAACAGCGTTGTGCAATTGATCGATGTACTGGTTGTCACCCTGTGCGTTGAAGTCGGTGTACTTACGGTGCAACAACTCATGCAAGATGAATGCCACGTACTTATCGAATGTCTTGCGATCAATGATTGCGTCATCAGCCACATTAGCCAACTCGATGTCACCACGTGCGTTGATGCGTGCTGTAGTTACCTCAGTCCATGACACCGTCACTTGTGGCAGTGACAACTCAGAACACAACTTGTGGCATGCACCGTCAATTGCGATGCGGAACTCATAGCCGTTTAAACGTGCCTTCATGTTTATCCCCTTAGATGTTGTTGCTGATCAGGGTCTGATCGATGGTTGCAGTGAAGATCGCATCGAGTGCGGTAGCCGATTCGCTTGGTTGGCGGTTAGCCACCGCTGTTTCCCACGCATCACGTACTGGGAGCACCTTCAATGACTTGATAAATGCGATCACTGAGCGGATCGATGGTGCGTCCACGATGTCAGCGGTTTGCACTTTCGCACGTGCCACACGTATAGCCTTCAAGACGTGGGTTGCTAGTTCCTTTGTGCACTTAGTGTGGCGCATGACAGCGTCCACTTCATCCTTCAACGGTAGGTAGTCCATGCGAACCACTTGCGCAAAGCGATCCATTAAAGCGGGGTTCATTGGGCGAGTGCCCGCATAACGTCCTGACTCGTCACCGTTGCCCAGTGTGTTGTCAGCACCGAACACCAGTACACCAGTGGCACGTGTGTGCACTGATCCACCGTATGACACCGCAGAATTCGGCTCTAGGAAACCGTTCAAAGTTGCCAACTCACCCGCATCAGCGTTGGTCACCTCATCCAATAGGATCACTGTCGATGGGTGCGTGAAGCCCATCAGGAAATCACCCTTAACGAACTTGGTCTCACCGTTGACTAGACCAGTAGCACCCGCATAGTCTTCACATGTTGTGTACTTGTGAAAGTTTATGCGTTTAAACGCACGTCCAGTGCGAGCACAGAATTGGCGGACAGATTCGGATTTGCCTGTGCCTTTCTCACCGCCCAACCACACGTTGTCACCGTTGATGTCAGCCAAGATGAAGTGGCGCAAGACTTTCTCAGTCCACACAAAGTAGGGATCGACAGCGGGAGCAGTTGGATCATTCCAAATGGAGACCATCAGGGGGTTGCCTTTCGGATCACGTACGTCAACACCGAATACGTCCTTGACCGACTTTGTGTCAACAGCGTAGACCGATGCGAGGTCAGCCACGACAGCCTGTGCCCCGACAGACTCGACAGCCTGTTTAAACGGTGCGAACGCATCAGCGACCAACTTGCCAACAGCACGTGTGATCACGTCATCATCGATGGCAACTTTGCCGATGTCGTGCTCCGCCTTGTCGAGACGTGAGCCGATACCACTTGTGATCTTGGCAACCGACACGATCGAGTCATTGAGACCATCAAATTTTTTGATCAGGTCTTGATGCACGGTGTTAACTTTTTGCAGTGCATCGAGGGCAGTGGTCTCAGCACGTGATGCGACAGCGGACGTTGCTGTCAATTGCGCCCCGATGGCGGGGTCAGTGCCTTGTGCAGTGGGCTTGTAGGGGTTAGCCTGTTTGATGGTTGCTATGCCCTGATCAGGGTTTAGATGGTAGTGGGCGATCACCCAGTCGGTCAGGGTGTCGATGTCCTGTACTGGACTAGCCCCATGCGGGAGACCAAGGGTTTGCAGTGCACCGTTTCGGATAGGCATGGGGATGCGGGATATCTCGGTGCGGATGGTGTTGCGTGTAGATGCATTCATTTGTATTACTCCAATTAAACTAAGGTGAGGATGTCTTGATCGACAGGGCAAGAGGGGAGACCGTAGGATGCCCACTTAGAGGACAGGCGCACGGTATACCCGCACGATGGGCACTCAGCCTTGAGCATGCGTGTGCCTTGTTTTTTCTTGCCGTTGGAGAAAGCCAACTCAGCATGTGGGTAGTCACCCAGTGAGTCGATGATTGCACCGTAAGCCTGATCGAAACCGTTAGCCCCTTGCGTATAACCCCATGCATTCTTACGTGCGGGGTTGACAGGCTCTAACAGCATGGCAGATGCTATTTTTTGGAAGTTGACACCGTGATTAAACCCGCCACGTGCGGTATGGCACAACTCATGCACCAATACTTCAAATACTTTTTTAGGGTCAGCAATCACAGGGGAGATAAGAATCTCATAGTGTTTGTCGGCTGATGCGGTGTCGATCCAACATTCACCAATGGCGTTATTGCGCTTGGCGTGGAGGGGAAAGCCACAAGTAAGGCGCACTTTGTCGGGTAGTTTTGACCCTGCAATTTCAAATGCGGGGCGCAATTCGTTGAATGCAACGGTGAGCCACTCTTCACGTGTGGCGTGGGTGATGTTTGTCATAGGTAAGTTCCAGTTAAGTAGCAAAATTACTACTGCAATGCCCACGATATGGGCATCACGGTATTAACTTAGGCGTTGATCAAACCCTGTTCAATGAGACGGTTAGCCGTGCGTCCAAACCATCCCTGTAACTGCCATGCGAGACCTGTATCAACTAGGTACTGCCATGCTTGGATCTCTTGATCCTCTGTGGTTGCTCCGATGAATCCCTCTGCGATGCCGACTGCTGTATATGTATCCATTTTGTTTCCTTTAAGTTGTATACCGATGTTGGTATGGTTGCTGATCATAGACGTTTGATATTGTCTGTCAAGCACTGGGGATATTTACCTGAGTAAACCGTAGGGTTATTAAAAAGACGGTCAGTTAGTGGGTGCTGACATATCTATATAGGTGACCTGTGGATGCATACAGCCTGTATATGTACAGTAATACTTTAGAGGGGTAGACCGATTTAAAGGGGCTAGAAGGCGGGTAAAGTGGTTTAGGCGGGGTAGGTATAGGCTTGGAATTATCCTAGGCTTCCTGACAATGTGTAGGGATTAAGTATTACAAAGTTATCCACAATTGATGCACAACTTGCTGTGGACAACTTACTTATTCACATGCCTGTGGATAACTGATATAGTGCTGTACATGCGAACAGTGCTGTTCGTTTAAACAGTATGTGTTTATTTACATGGGTTATTTCACAGGGAGGGTTATCACTATGGATAAGATGACAAAGGACGAATACATGCGAGCACTGGAAGAAGCGAGCGAACCTGATCAAATTGATAACCAAGAAAACCCTGACCTTAGCGTAGCGGAACAGTTGGCGCATATGGCAGACGCACCTAAACGTAGAGTAGATGGGGGAGTGATAACAAGTGACAGGATGAGACCTATAACAGGGCAACAGTATGCATTCTGTATGGGCATCATCAGTGGGAAAACACTACGACAGTCCTATAGGGATGCATATCCAAGTGATACCAGTAGCGATCACGTCATCAGCACCAATGCCAACAAACTGTTTAAACATGCCAAGGTGCAAGAGGTACTGAAAGAGGCATGGGAGACCATCACCGAAAACCTAGTGGATGACGTGGCGGGTACGAAACGATATGTACTCAAACAACTATTGACTCTGAGTAAACAAGCCAAGCAAGAAGGGTCTCAATTAAAAGCATTGGAACTACTGGGCAAAGCATCAGGACTGTTCAATCACATAGATAGCAAGGCTGAGGTCATCATCAGCAGTGAGCAATTGAAGAGGGAACTAGCGGGGCACTTGAAGTTGATCAAGCAGAGACCTAGGGCAACTGTCATAGATGTTTAAACGGTGCATTGCCCCACGGTGTTTAAACGCTGATCTGCCGTGACCCACCGTACCGCCACCCCCCGCTGTGCATGCAGGGACTCCCCCTCCCGCTTACGCTCTAATCCACACTAACGATTACCCCTCCCCCACCCATAAGAACGTTCTCATGTCCACCCCCACCCCCGTTCCACGTGAAACACCCCCCCCATGCCTTTCCAATTTAAAAACAGGGGGTATATATATTTTGTTTAAACACCTTGCGAACGTTCGTATATGCGTTTAAACTATGGTTGGTGGCCGTAATGCGGGTTAGCGCCGTATCTTCCTCGTTTTGTGCAAATACATAGGAAGTCTAAAACACTGCTTTATGTGAGCGGCTACCAACTTAAAGGAAAAAGATGACAGAGAGAGACCAATTAGTTTTTGACTTTATAAAGGCGTACATGAAGATTCATGGGATACCGCCTTCGTATGAGGTTATTGCTAAGGGGTTAGGACTCAAGTCAAAGTCCAACATCCATAGGATTGTTCATAAGTTAAAGGATGTGGGTCTCATAGAGACCCGTCCATATAAGTTCCATGCTATCCGGCTTGTGGATAAGTCAGCTAGGGAGATGGCAGCACTGTGACCTATCAACTCCTTACACAGGAAGAGATTGAGGACTATGTCCAGATCGTGGACTCAGTGTCTGATGCGGAGCGTAAGAAGATCTTTAGGATTCTGGAGCATGACCGTGTTCATAGATGTAGAGAGTCCTTCATCTACTTTGCGGCCCAGATGTGGCCAGTGTTTATCTCTGGTAAGCACCATCAAATCATGGCCAATGCCTTTGAGAGGGTGGCAAAGGGGGAGCTAAAGCGGTTGATTATCAACATGCCTCCTCGTCACACTAAGTCTGAGTTTGCTTCCTTTCTACTCCCAGCATGGTTCTTGGGTAAGTTTCCTCATAAGAAGATCATCCAGACCGCCCACACGGCGGAATTGGCTGTAGGCTTTGGTCGTAAAGTGCGTAATTTGGTGGGTTCTGAAGCCTATGGAAAGGTATTTGATACCAAGTTATCAAGTGACTCCAAAGCTGCCGGTCGTTGGAACACGGAAGTGGGCGGTGACTACTTTGCTATTGGTGTTGGCGGTGCTGTGACGGGTAAAGGTGCTGACCTTTTGATCATTGATGATCCGCATTCTGAGCAAGAAGCCAAGCAGGGCAACCCTTCTGTGTATGACAACGTCTATGAGTGGTACACATCAGGCCCGAGACAGCGTCTACAGCCGGGCGGGGCGATCATTATTGTGATGACTCGGTGGGCTACCCGTGATTTAACAGGTCAAATCCTGAAAAACTCGGGAAAAGAAGGCGTAGATGAGTGGGAAGTCATTGAATTTCCTGCAATTCTCCCCTCGGGCACGCCCTTATGGCCCGGATTCTGGAAAAAAGAGGCGCTTGAAGCCCTAAAAGCTGAACTTCCAGTTGGAAAATGGAATGCACAGTACCAACAAAGCCCCACATCCGAAGAAGGCGCGATCATTAAGCGTGAACATTGGCAGATCTGGGAGAAAGATGAGCCTCCTCGCTGCGATTACCTCATACAAAGCTGGGATACAGCGTTCGAAACCAACAACCGGGCTGACTACTCGGCATGCACAACGTGGGGAGTGTTTGATCACCCCAACAAACAGGGTAAGTTGTGCCCAAATATTATTTTGCTCGACGCATTCAAAGAACGCATGGAGTTTCCAGAGTTGAAACGCAAGGCATTTGAATTGTGGAAAGAATGGGAGCCAGATTCTCTGTTGATTGAGAAGAAAGCTGCCGGTGCTCCGCTGTATTACGAGATGCGGCAGACCGGAATCCCGCTTCAGGAATATACACCGGGCAAAGGAAACGATAAGATAGCGCGTGTAAACGCTATTGCCGATCTGTTTTTCTCCGGCATGGTCTGGCGACCAGACCGTAGATGGGCAGATGAAGTGGTGGAAGAAATGGCGTCATTTCCCAATGGGGACCATGATGACCTTGTTGACTCCTCATCGCAGGCATTAATTCGTTTCAGGCAGGGCGGCTTTATATCCATCGATACCGATGAACCCGAAGAACCCATGTACAGAACACGCAAATTGGAGTATTACTAATGAGCATCGACAAAGCAATGTATGGCGCACCTATGGGTTTAAACGAGGGTGATGATCAAGCTATCGAGATTGAGATTGAAGATCCCGAGTCAGTATCCATCAACGTCGGCGGCGTTGAAATAGAGATTGAACCCGGCAAAGATTCCATTGGAGAGTTCAACGACAACCTCGCAGAAATCCTAGATGATGGCGAGTTGGAGTCAATTGGCTCTGATCTTGTTGAGCTTATTGATGCCGACATTAACTCCCGCAAGGAGTGGGCTGATACCTACGTAAAAGGCTTGGAAGTCCTTGGCCTGAAATATGAAGAACGCACGGAACCGTGGAATGGGGCATGTGGTGTTTATTCCACCATCCTGACAGAGGCAGCCATCCGGTTCCAAGCTGAGTCAATCATGGAGACCTTCCCCGCCGCCGGTCCAGTTAAGACCGAGATCATTGGTGCAATTACCAAACAGAAGGAAGAAATTGCGGAACGTGTTCGTGATGACATGAACATTGAATTGACAGAGAAGATGCCTGAGTACCGACCAGAGCATGAGCGCATGCTGTACTCCCTAGGTTTGGCTGGCGCAGCCTTCAAAAAGGTTTATGAAGATCCCACCTATGGCCGTCAAGTAGCCCTGTTTGTTAATGCTGAGGATTTCATCGTCCCCTACGGCGCAACCAATCTCCAGACGGCAGAACGTGCCACGCACGTGATGCGTAAGACAAAGAACGAACTAAGGAAGCTTCAAGTTGCAGGCTTCTACAGAGACATTGAGCTTGGCGAGCCTGTCCAGCTTCTCTCAGACGTTGAGAAGGTTAAAGCGGATCAACAGGGTTATAAGGCTACAGATGATGACCGCTACCAGCTTCTTGAAATCCACACCTACCTAGACATTGAAGGCTTTGAAGATGTGGATAAGTACGGAGAACCAACCGGCATCGCCCTGCCCTACGTCGTAACCATCGACCGTGGCACGAACAAAGTCCTTTCTATCTACCGCAATTGGTTAGAAGATGATGACCTAAAGAAGCCCCGCCAGCATTTTGTGGACTACTGCTACATCCCCGGTTTTGGTTTCTATGGCATGGGATTGATCCACATCATTGGTGGTTACGCCCGCGCCGGTACATCGCTCATCCGTCAACTAGTAGATGCAGGCACGTTATCCAATCTGCCCGGCGGATTGAAGGCACGTGGAGCACGCATCAAGGGAGATGACACCCCCATCGCGCCGGGGGAGTTCCGTGATGTGGATGTGCCTAGCGGATCCATTAAAGAATCCATCATGGCACTGCCATACAAAGAGCCAAGTGGCACTTTGTTAACTCTACTAAATCAGATCACAGAAGAAGGTCGTCGCCTAGGATCTATTGGTGACATGAAGATCAGCGATATGTCTAGCCAAGCCCCTGTGGGTACAACGCTGGCTATCCTTGAGCGCACGCTAAAGACAATGGGCGCAGTCCAAGCCCGCGTGCATTACTCCATGAAGCAGGAATTCAAACTGCTTAAAGCCCTGATTAGAGACCACGCGCCCGAGGAGTACAGCTACGAACCAGAAGGCGGAGATAAACGGGCACGTAAAACTGATTACGACATGGTGGATGTAATCCCCGTGTCAGACCCCAATAGCTCCACTATGGCTCAACGGATCATGCAGTATCAAGCTGTGATCCAGTTGGCTGCACAAGCCCCGCAGATCTACAACCTGCCTAGCCTGCACCGCCAAATGATTGAGGTGCTGGGCATCAAAAACGCAGAGAAATTAGGTCCCACAGAGGAAGATGAAATCCCAAGAGATCCTATTTCAGAGAACATGGGATTCCTTAACGGCAAGCCCACCAAGGCTTTCATCTACCAAGACCACGAAGCCCACATTGCGGCGCATACGTCGTTTATGCAGGATCCAATGATCACGCAGCAGATTGGCCAAAACCCAATGTCGCAGCAAATGATGGCCGCTATTCAGGCGCACATGGCTCAACATCTGGCATTCCTATACCGACAAAAAATCGAAGAGCAACTCGGTGTGCCGCTGCCCGGCCCAGAAGAGAAGCTTCCAGAAGACGTGGAAATTCAACTTAGCCGTCTGGTTGCGCAAGGCTCTGCACAACTGCTGCAAAAGAACATGGCTCAGGCGCAGGCACAACAGGCTCAAAAGATGCAACAAGACCCACTGGTTCAGATGCAACAACAAGAGTTGCAAATCAAGGCTCAGGAAGTTCAAGCCAAGACCCAAAAGACTCAGGCAGATATTGCCCTTGGAAATCAAAAACTTCAATTGGAAGCGCAGCGTATTGCCAACCAAAAAGAAGTCGATATGGCTCGCGTCATGTCATCTGAGAAACAAGCAAACCAAAAGGTCCAAGTGGACCTGTTTAAACGAGGTACTAAATGAACGACGTTTTAGGTCATTTAGTCAAACAACTTAAAGAGCGGGAGCGAACCCTGCTCGACAGTCTTGGTGACGGCGGAGCGAAAGATTACGCTGCTTACCGGGAAATGTGCGGCCACATTCGGGGTCTTGCGGAAGCACATTTTTTAATCTCCGACCTTGCGACAAAACTGGAGAAAAACGATGAGTGAAATCCTCATAAGTCAGGATGGGCATACCGCGACGGCATTGCCCCAAACCGCAGATGAAAAGGCGCGTCAAGTGCCAGATCCTGCAACCTTTTATTTGCTTTGTGTATTGCCAGAAATCGACGAGGAATTTGGCGACTCAGGGTTAGTAAAAGCTGGTCAAACAATTCACTACGAGGAAGTACTGTCGCCAGTCCTTTTTGTAGTAAAGATGGGGCCAGATGCTTACAAAGACACTAAACGGTTTCCCTCGGGTCCGTCGTGCAAAGTGGGCGATTTCGTGCTTGTCCGACCCAATTCTGGAACTCGGATCAAGATTCATGGGCAAGAATTCCGCTTGATTAACGATGACACCGTCGAAGGTGTTGTCCAAGATCCTCGCGGCATTACTCGGGCGTAAGGAGTAAATCATGGCCGAAAAAACTGAATTTGAATTTCCAGACGAAATCGAAGAACGCGAATCCCGCAAGGGAAGCAGAGTCGTTGAACCCGAGGCTACGCAAGTTGAATCGGATGAGAACGAAATCGAAATTGTGGATGACACACCGGAGGATGACCGTGGCCGCGTGCCAATGGAAAGCCCTCCCGAAGATCCAACGGACGAGGAACTGAACGCGGTTTCAGCCAAAGTTCGAGATCGAACCCGTGAATTCCACAGGGCCTACCATGACGAGCGTCGCAATAAAGAGGCAGCCCTGCGCGAGCGGGAGCGTGCCGTAGAGATTGCGAAGTCTTTGTACGAGGAAAACCAACGCCTCAAAGGCACGGTTGACCAGAATCAAAACACCTTCCTCGAAACTGCCAAGGTGCAATTGGCAAAACAGATAGAAGATGCCAAGACCAAATACAAGCAAGCCTACGAAGCAGGTGACGCAGATGCTTTGGTTTCAGCGCAAGATGAGTTAACATCCGCCAAAGTCAAGTTGGACCGCATTGGGTTTATTAAACCTAAACCTTTACAAGAGGGAAAAAATGAGGTACAAATTGATCGTGCGGTAAACAACATACCGCGCCCTGATGAAAAAGCAGAGAATTGGCAGCGAGCTAATTCTTGGTTTGGTCAAGATAAAGAGATGACAGGTTTTGCTCTGGCATTACACGACAAACTTGTTAATGATGAAGGAATTAATCCTTCAAGTAGCGAGTACTACCAGCGTTTAAACGGTAGGATACGCCAAGTGTTTCCGGATAAGTTTGAGTCTGAGGAACAAGCCGATGCGAGCGGCTCAAAAAGAAAATCAAATGTGGTTGCTTCAGCAACGCGTAGCGTCGCTCCTAAAAAGATCGTGCTGTCGCAGTCTGAGGTAAACATTGCCAAGCGCTTAAATATTCCTCTGGAACGATATGCGCGAGAGCTTGCAAAATTAAAGAGGGGCTAAAGAATGGAACAAGAAATCGTTGAACAAAATCGCACTAAACGTAAAGCTGACAGCCGCGAAGCTGTTATGCGCCCGCAGTTTTGGCGGCCTCCAGAGGCATTGCCAAGTCCTGATGAGCGTCCCGGCTGGAAACATCGGTGGATTCGAGTAAGCATGCTTGGTACACCTGACGCCAAAAATATTTCATCCAGCTTCCGAGAAGGTTATGAGCCTGTGAAAGCTGATGAATATCCTGAGTTGATGATGCACGCTGTCGAAGACGGACGCTTTAAAGGCTCCGTTGAAGTTGGCGGATTGGTGTTGTGCCGTATTCCACAAGAGTTCTTAGTTCAGCGTGCCGCGCATTACGACACACAGAACAGAGCAAATATGGAATCCGTGGATAACACCTTTATGAAAGATAACCATCCGTTAATGTCTAAGTTTTCTGAAAAGCAAACTAGGGTTACGTTTGGTACTGGTTCTTAACAAACTTTTCAAGGAGTCTTAAATGGCTTATCCCACGGTATCGGCCCCCTACGGCCTAAAGCCGGTCAATCTGATCGGAGGACAGGTATTTGCGGGTTCTACTCGTAATTTGCCTATCCAATACGGCTATGCCACCAACATTTTCTATGGCGATTTCGTCTCTATCACACGCGGTTTCGTAACCCGTTTGGCAGTTACTGATGGCGGCTCTGCCTCCACTGGTGCTGTTAACTATGGTCAAACCGGCATCTTCTTGGGCTGTTCGTTTACGAACCCCATCACCAAGCAAAAGCAGTTCCAGCAATTCTGGCCCGCTTCTACTTTGGCTGGCGATGCTGTCGCAATCGTGGTTGATGATCCTGACACCATCTTCCGATGCGCTGTCGTGACATCACAAGGTGGTACTACCATCGGTTCTGCTGCTCCTTCAATGATCGGCTTGAACATGACTGTGTCTAACTTAGCTGGTTCTACAGCAAACGGCAACTCGTCTAACGGCGTGTTGAACAGTTCTGCTGCTACCACCGCTGCTTTGCCAGTGCGCGTCATTGACGTCGTTCCTGACACTGCTGTTCAGTTAGGTACTGCTACTTGGTCTAGCGGTACAACTACTTTGACCCTGACAAACTCTAACTTTGCCGCACTCCCAG